GTCAAACACGTCAGCACCAAGGTCACTGTTGCCGGCATCAATGACACGATCTGCAACCGGCCAATCCACTGAAGGTTGCGACAACACCGCCTCAACGCGGGCACCCGTCAACTGTGCCACCGCAGTCCCCGGAGTCAGCTCCTGTTGTGCAAGAAACGTGAAACCATCCGCAGCCTCCAACGAAGCAGACTGCCGACCATTCGGCTCGAAATCAAAATTCCAGTCAAGAATCTTCCCCACATACTGAACCGCTGTACCGTTAGCCAACACGCGCACATCACGGCGAGGCACAATATCCCCGTAAAAAGGTGAACTCGTATATAGAGGGTCGAACGCACGATCCTCATTATTCACTGTGACCGACAACGTGCCAGCATTGAACCTGTCCAGGTCACGGTTCTTACCTCGCGACAACGACAACCCTGTCACCCTCGAAGTGATGTCGGTGAATGAAATTCCACCGATAGTGAACTCTGTGGAACCGATAACACCCGCCACCGCATCATCCAACGTGAACGCTTTAGAGAGCCCCAGCTCAACCGTTACCGACACGGGTTACGCCTTCGCAAACACTGGGCCAGAAGTACGCTCATACCGTTTGATCGCGTTGACAATCTGCTCACCAACCTGAGCCCCATTAGTGCCCATACCCGCCGTCACATTGATTGTGATGTTCGTGCCACCACCGCCTAGCCGGTCATTCGGCACAATGTTCCCGCCACGACCCGGCATGAAAACCTCCGGCCCCTGCTCACCAACCAGGTACGGCATACCACCCGTCACACGCCCACCCTGAGCCCGCTCACCAAAGTTAGGCAAACTCACCCCGGCAGGAGTCTTTCTAGACAGTTGGTCGAAGAATTGTTTAGCACGTTCATAAGCACCCCTGAACGCATCCGCAATACGGCCCAAACCGTCAGACAAAGCACCAAGACCCGGAACCAAGTTTTCTGAGCTAATACCCAAGTTGTCCAAACTCTCAGTGGTAGCCACAGTGACAAAGTTCCAATCCGTGAACATTCCAGCCACCCCACCAATCACATCGCCTAAGAAGGTGACGAAACTAATCAGTGGCGGCAACAGCTGAAGCAACAACGGGATGACCTGCTCAGCCAACTGAACCATCAACGGAAGTAACTTGATAAGGTCGGGGAGGAGCTTTGCAAACCCGATAATCATTTGCTCCAAGAATCCCAGGAACGCCTCATTCTTGCTTAGCTTCTCAATGTTTATCAAGAACCCTTCTAGCAGCGTGTTCTCTTCACTAATGTTGAAAGCCTTACGAATGGCAACGCCAACCTGCTCGAACGCCGGCTGAAGCGCCGAAAACGTAGCCCCAATGTCCCTGAGCAAAGTCGGAAACTTTACCTCAAAAAACTCAGTCAAAGGTGGCACAACATTGGTCAGGAAATACTCGACAAACCCCTGGAACGAAGGCAACAACGAAATACCAATCGTCTCCTTTATCTGCTCCAACCCCAACCGGAACCGATCCGAATACAACGCCCCCGCCTCAGCCGCCCCACCATACTGTGACTCCACCTCCGTCAAAATCAAAGCCTGCGCGTCAAGCAAACGGTTCGACTGAACCAACGTCTTAATCTGCTCCTGCTGTTGCTCCGTAAACGTGGTGCCACCCTTACGCAACGCAGTAATACCCCGAATCGGGTCTTCCAACGCCTTACCCAAAGCAATCGCCTGACCAGAAGCATCCCGCTTCAACACCATCGCCATGTCAAACGCGGCCTTCGTAGCCCGGTCAAAACTCCCACCAGCCTCACCAGCCGAAGCACCCAAAGCCTTGAACGACAACAGTTGCGCCTGAACACTCTTCACAACCTCAGCATCAACACCAAGACGCAACTCCTGAGCATCCGCAAACTTGATAAGCCGACCAGTAACCGCATCCAGTTCCCCACCAAACTGACCCGTAGTTTTCGCCACCTGCTTCAACACAGCATTCGACTGCAAAACCTCTTGACCCATACGGATCGTTTCCGCAGCAAAGTCCCCGATAGCCCTAACAGCGAACGCACCCGCAACAATGGCACCAAACCCAGCTACAGCCTTACCAAACCCGCCGAGAGCTGTCTGAGCCTGCTTGATACCAGTCGGGTCAAACTTAGACACCACTGGGATATTGATTGAACCGCTCACGAAATCCTCCTGTTGACTAACGCCACATACTTCTCAATAATGTTTCGGGCAATCGCCACAGCCGGCCCAGCCTCACCCTTAGCCTGCGGAATCAAGAAACGACCCAACCCGCCCTGAACGGGTGCCGCGCTATTCAATGCTCGAATCATCCCGCGCCCCTGCGGAGTAGACCCAGAACTCTTAGACCCAGCCAACTCCAAAATCTCAAAACCAGCAGCCTTACCCCGTGACCGAAATGCCATCGACACCACAGGAAAGAACCCAGGCTTCTTCGCCCGCTTACCCAAAGGCGTCTGAGTCCGACCAGAAACCCCAGCCCACCGCCACCGGCTACCAGTCGGAGCATTAGCAAACCCAGACAACGGGGAAGCTTTCGGAACCCCACCAGCCAACCGGGTCACAATGGGTTTCAAATCGTCACGCATCTCCTTTTGGAGCGCCTTACGCAACCCGGGGTCAACATTCCGCAACTCAGCCAAAAGCACCTTCAAATCGGAGGCTTTGACAGTGAACTGGGCGGGCATACCCCTATTCTACCGCCGGCCCCGCTTACCACTCTGGGCCTGAGCACGCGCAATCAGATAGCGCTCAATCGTCCACAACATTCGAGGCTCAAGCTTCAACAACTCGAGGGGGCTAATCCCCGTCTCAACAGCTAGGGCCGCAATCTCCCAGTGAAGGCTCGACTCACCGAGCCCCCTTATTTTTTTGTGGGAGCCTCAGACACCATCGAAACAGACTCAACCCACTTCTCAAAGTCATCCGTGGTGTGCCCGGTACGCTTCAGAGCGTGCCACGCCAAAAAGAACATATGCGTCAAACGCACTTCATCCCCCAGGCGGGCAACACTCAAATCGAAGCGTGCCTCGAAAGCAATGAGATCGGCTGCAATAGCCGAACACTCAACGCTTGTTTCGTCAATGAAAGTTACTTGTAGGTTTATTGGATTCATACTTAGACAGTACTCCTGGTGACAGTACCTGAGCTCAATGCCCACGAGGTGCTGAATGTGGCTAAATCTCCCACACTGGAAGCCAGCGGGCTGTATTCCGTGACCAAAAAGACTCCAGAATAAGACGGGTTGCTCGACGTGACAGCGGTTCCGTTAGGAATCACGGTGACAGTTGCGCCGGTTCCCAAAAGCGGGAAGATAACAGAGTCAACGCCACCCGAAGCAGCGAAGTCCTGGTGCCAGTCAAGAGTCACAGAAGCATCCTTCAGACCGCCAATGCGCTGAACGAAAGTGTCACCGAAAGCAGTGACTTCCTGCTCTGCCGCACTCAGGTCAAATGTGACTGCAGCAATATCAGAACTCAAATCGGTTCCATTGATTTTGATGTTGTAGTTAGTAGCGACAAACTTTGCCACAGTTTTCTCCTTATAGTGCGAACACGGTCACGGCGAAATCCGCCGATAAATATGTGATATCTCCAATTGTAACGGAGGTGATGTTAGTCATCTCAGAAACCCTCGTGTCAAAAGCGTTACCGCCCAAAGTGCGATCTACCTCAATGGCCGTCTTTAGTGAACCCGAGCCAGTTGAGATAAGTGCGTCAAGGTTCTTCTGCGCCTGCACTGTGGCAAGCCTGCCGAAAATCACTGTCACCACGAAACTGTATTCACTCAGACCCTTAGCGAACGCACTGTTATAGGTCACTGAACCCAACTGCACAACCGCAGCAGGCATCATCGGATCGTCAGGAATCTCCGCGTAAGTGCGCAACCCTGCAATCGTCCCCATGTTTGTTGCGAGGCCAGCCCGCATCAGACTAATGCTCACGCGAAACGAATCTTCCTGTAAGGCTGAATCAGCCGTTCCACGTCAGGGTCAAGCCTGCCAACCCGAACCACACCCATATCCGAGAACCCGAGCACACCCGTAGGGGACTCGTAACGCTTATACGCCCGCAGGGAGGAAAGAATAGTGGCTTGTTTGATAGCGCTAGGGATAGAAGCAAAGCCGAAGCGTGCCACAATCTGAACCGAAGCCTGCCCCGCATTGATGTCCCGAGGCTCATAAATCGGCCACAAATAATCACCGACAGCTCGAAC